GGGGCCGAGGTTTTTGTCAAGTCGCGACACCACTCGGTCAGATTGACATCTGGCCTCGTGGAGGAGGATGACGTTGTCATCTCCCGCGGGTCACCACCATTAGGTGTTGCCCGACCGCCCTTAGTAGGGCGGCCTCCACCCGAGCTTGATGCTGACGTGCTCGGGACGTCCAGAACGTTCCAAGTGCTCATCATCAACGCTTGCGACGTCGAATAGTTGGCTCTTTAGGAGTCTCTCTCTATCATTACGAGAGAGCTCCTCAGGGTTGCCTATGAGACACTTAAGAAGGGCGCCTTCACCATCGAGATTATCGATAGGTGACTTGGCACGCACACTATAGCCCTTGACAATAGGGCCGTGCGTATTCGGGTCGATAGTGCTAAATTGGTAACCTAGCACTGACTCCCTGCCCAACACCGGCGAGTCTGGTCCTACGTTAGGATACTCCCGAAGGAGTTTCCCTAGGTAGGTGTCCAGCCAACTTGCCGTACGCCACAACCCAGCCCAATAGGCTTGGTTGCGCAGCGCAACGGTAGTTACCACACCGGTCGCGTCCTGCCGTCGTTGCGGAAGTACTTTTCGGACTCGGACAATACTAACGTCCTCGCCGTCATAATACTCCCGTCCGCAACTTTCTCTGAACCTACCGGTCCAGAACGATTTGCGCACGTTAACTCGAAAACCAAAATTCTCGAGCTCGTGAACGACAGATAACACGTTGTCTCTGGGAACGATAATATCATCCCCAAAGACACGCACCCGGCCGAGATAACTCCGAATGGAGTCTCGGCAAAGCGGAGTTCTCAGCTCTTTTTGGATCCCAACAAAGATCACGGTCAAAAAGACCATGGCCTCAACCGGGAAACATAGAGCCGAACCCATAGATGCGAACTTGGACAAGGGTATTACTCCATGTCCTCGTACTGCAGCCTTCGTTGATCTACAAGACATAACCGCTCCGTGCAATGCGGAATGGCGTCCCAATAGATTAACTACATGCTGCATCGAAACACGATCGGAAGCTTCACTCAAATCGAGTGTGGCCAGATCCCCAGTGAGGGATCCGACTCGAGCCATAGACCTATTAGGGTCCTGGTCTTCAATTCCGATCATCTTGGAGAGGATGTCATCCTCACCCAAATGATCGCGAAACGATCGCAAAATTGACTGCTGCACATATTGCATTGCGGCAGGCTCAATTGCGATAATTCGCGGTGTTTTGAGCGTCTTAGGAACTGAAATAACCTTAACGGGAATTTCAGCACCGGGTTCGATGATGTTCAGTTCGTTGTGTAACTGGGAAACCCTTTCGGGCTTCTCATTAGTTACCAGGAACTCCTCCGGCGGAAAATATTGCCGGAGACGAGCTGGCCAGGTCCGCTGATTCCACTTACCATTGCTGGTAAGTTTGTCAGCGACACTGCCTGAGCCATGCTTAGGGACGAGTTTACCCAAGGCGATATCACTACTCACCTTAAGGAATAATTCGTCGTAAAGCAAGTCAGCGATTCGGCCAAATTCCTCCCAGTCATGGGGGAACAGCCGAGCGTTGTCTGCTCGGACATCATTCTCACATTGGACAAAATCCACCATCGCTCGCCTCTCGCGTTCCTTCGAGACAACCTGTCGGTTGCCTTTTAGGGAGACCAGCCCATTACTGGGCTGGTCCGGGAGGGCGATCTTTCCAAACATCAGTGTTAATTGACGTAAGGAATAGATTGCTTCGATGGAGGGGGTGTCCAAGAGAACACCACTAGCAACATCGAACACACGACCAAGGAAACCT